AAGAGACACATTTACAAACATACCCGTAAAAAGCACAACTGGTAGACCTACACAATATTTTTTAGATAGACAAATAACACCCAATCTAAAAATATATCCTACACCTGAAAATAGTACAGATGTTATTGTCTATGACGCTTTAACACGGATACAAGACGCTGATGCACAAGTAAATACAATGGAGATACCTTTTAGGTTTTACCCTTGTCTTACTGCTGGATTAGCCTATTATATAGCTATGAAAAGAGCACCAGATAGAATACAATTGTTAAAAACTGTTTATGAAGAAGAATTTGAAAGGGCAATGGGCGAAGATAGAGATAGATCATCTTTTACAGTAACCCCACAGTTATCATATTATAAGGTTGGATAATGGCTTTTGCACAAGGAAAATATGCTTACAGAATATCTGATCGTTCTGGTTTTCGTTATCGTATAAAAGATATGAGAAAAGAATGGAATGGAAGTATTGTTGGATATGATGAATACGAAGAAAAGCATCCACAATTAACTCCACCTAGAATAAGAACAGATTTAGAAGCAATTAGAGATGCACGACCAGACAGAACTGAGACAGCAGTACCAAATTTGTTGCCATTAAATGCATTTTCAACAACTGCTAGTTCTGGAACTGTAACAGTTAATGAACCAAATCATGGAAGATCTAGTAGTGATACTGTTAGATTTCGTGATTCAATAAGTGTGGGTGGCATACCTGCAACCACAATTAATGGTGCTTCTGGTTTTACAATTACAAATATAGATACGAACAATTATTCGTTTTCTGCTGGTGTTAATGCAACAATTACGGAGAAAGGTGGTGGAGGATTTGCAAGTGCAGGACCTGTCACTATAACAAATTAATGAGTTTTACATTAGCAACATTAAAGACGGCAATACAAGATTACACAGATAATAGTGAGACTAGTTTTGTAACACATTTACCAGATTTTATAAAAGCCGCTGAAGAAAAGATATTTAAAGGTGTTGATTTAGATATATTTAGAAAAAATGTCACGAGTTCTTTTACAACATCTGATCAGTTTTTATCTGTACCAAATGATTATTTAGCTTCATTTTCACTGCAAATAACAACATCTGGATCAGAAAGTTTTTTACTTAAAAAAGATGTTAATTATTTACGAGAATACACACCAGCATCAAGTACAACTGGTTTACCTAAATATTATTCAAGATTTGATGAAAATCATTTTATGGTGGCTCCTACTCCAAATAGTGCTTACACAGTAGAACTTCATTATTATTATAGACCTGCTAGTCTGACTGCTGGAGCCGATAGTGGCACAACTTGGTTAAGCACAAATGCACCATTTGCATTACTTTACGGATCATTATTAGAGGCTTATTATTACATGAAAGGTGAAGCAGATGTAATTGCTCAATATGAAAAAAATTACGTTTTTTATATACAAAGATTAAAAGATCTAGGAGAAGCAAGAGAAAATACAGATGGGTATAGAGTTGGTTTGCCATCAAGACCAAGAACGTAGGAGATATATATGGCATTGGTTTTAAAAGATAGAATAAAAGAAACAACAACAACTTCAGGGACAGGAACTTACACATTAGCAGGTGCAGAAAGTGGGTTTGAGGCTTTCTCTCAAATAGGTGATGGTAACACGACTTACTATTGTTGCACTGATGGTTCTGACTTTGAGATAGGAATTGGAACTTACACTTTATCTGGAACGACTTTAGCTAGAACCACAATACTTCAATCTTCAAATAGTGACTCTGCCGTTAGTTGGGCATCTGGCTCTACAAGAACAATATTTTGCACTTATTCTGCTGATAAATCTGTATTTCTTGATGCTTCTAATCAACTTGTAATAAATGGTACATCTGTAACTTCAACAGCCGCAGAACTAAATATATTAGATGGAGTTACAGCTACCGCTGCTGAAATTAATATTATGGATGGTGTTACTGCAACAACGGCAGAACTTAATATTATGGATGGAGTTACATCTACAACAGCAGAGCTTAATATACTAGATGGTGTGACAGCTAGTGCTTCTGACATTAATTTAATTGATGGAATTACAAATGGAACAGTAGCAGCATCAAAAGCCGTTATTGTTGATTCTAACAAAGACATAAGTGGCTTTAGAAATTTAAGTATAACAGGCGACCTAACAGTTGCAGGTGATGATATTACTATGGCAACTAACACGGCAGGTAACTTACTTATTGCAGACGGAACAAATTTTAATTCTATAGCAGTCGGTGATTTATCAGAAATATCTACAGTAGCGAATGATGATGTGTTTGTAGCAGTAGACACTTCAGGTGGTGGTTTAAAAAAAGTTTCTAGAAGTGCTATTGTGTCAGGACTTGCAACATCAGGTGCTATTTCTAATGTAGTGGAAGATACCACACCACAATTAGGTGGTGACTTAGATATGAATGGTCAGGATATTGTTACCACTTCAAACGCTGATCTTGAACTTGCACCAAATGGCACAGGTCATGTAACCATTAGAGGTAATACTAATCAAGGCACTATTCAATTTAATTGTGAAAATAATTCTCATGGACAACAAGTCAAAGCTGCACCACACTCAGAAAGTGCTAATAATGTTTTAACTCTTCCTAGCACTGGTGGTGATGCTAGATTAGTATCAACAGCTTCAACTGCTACATTAACAAACAAAACATTAACAAGTCCTAAAATTAATGAAGATGTAGCTGTAACATCCACAGCAACGGAATTAAATGTTTTGGATGGTATAACAGCAGTCGTAGGTGAACTTAATGCTCTTGACTTAGGTTCAACTGCTGTAGGTACTGCCATAGCTTCTAAAGCAGTTATACTAGATTCAAATAAAGATTACACAGGTATAAGAAATTTTACTATAACTGGTGAGATAGATGCAGCAACTGGAGACTTTTCTGGTGCTGTAGACGTTGCAGGAGCAACTACAACCACGACTATAACTGCTAGTGGTATTATTAAAACAGATGACACAACTGATGCAACATCCACAACTGATGGTTCTTTACAAACAGATGGTGGATTAAGTGTAGCTAAAGATGCTATAATTGGAGATGATTTAAAACTACTATCAGACTCTTCTGTTCTTTCATTGGGTGCAGGAAGTGATGCTACGTTTACACACGATGGCACAACAGGATTAACTATTGCTGCGACACCAATATCAATAGACTCAACTGGTGAATTACATTTAAATTCTACAACAGGTGATATCAAACTTCAAGATGGCGGCACTGATCAAATAATTTTTGATTTAGATGGCACAGCAGGTGCAGTCATAATAAAACCTGCAACTGATTCTGATGACATAGTTTTTCAACAGTACGATGGTACGGCAGTTATGACTGTAGAGGATAATGTTTCCCTTGCAATTAATAACGACATAACTGTAGCAGGTAGAGCATCAGGTCATGTTACTACAGACAATGATGGTAGTTTTGATTTATCAGTGGGTAATGATTTTATTTGCACAAGTGGTGGTAATTTAGCAATAACATTTACAAATGCAGCGGCAGGTCAATCTGGAAACATAAAATTTGTTAACGGTAGTAATCATACAATAACTGCTCACGCAGACGTAGCAATAAATGCAGACGTGTTAACCACAATCAGTGCAAGTGGCACATATCATCTTGCTTACTTTTGTAGTGCAGCAAGTGGTAACGATACAATATTAGTTTCAGCTTCAGCGATACTAACATAGGAACTAAACATGAGTGTTATTAAATCAAATGGTGCAGGCTCGGCAGCAAAAAGTTTTTACAATGATGTTGCTACACAGTCATTGCGATTTGATAGTGCAAATACGGCTTATCTGTATAGAACTAACTCAAGTAACAGTAATCGAAAAAAGTTTACTTGGAGTGGTTGGTTAAAAAAATCAGTAATTTTTGCATCAACTGCAACAGCAAATCAAACTTATATTTTATCTGGAGGTGCAGCAGGTGGAAATCCAATAGATGCCTTTTATTTTGATGGTCAAGCTCTTAGTGGTTTAAATTTGAATCGTTTAAGCAATTATTTTTATATGGGAAATTCGTCAAGTCATGGTAGTTATGTTGATTATTCACAAGAAACTACTATGCAATTTCAAGATGTTGCTCAATGGTATCATATTGTTTTAGCAGTAGATACTTCACAATCAACTGCTTCAAATAGAGTTAAATATTATGTAAATGGTACACAACAAACAGATACAAGCCAATATTATGCTCAAGTTCCTCAAAACATGGATACAAGCATTAATAACAATGTTCTTCAAAACATTGGGAGAAGTACAGATGTTGGCGACAGTAGAACTTTTGAAGGTTATATGGCAGAGGTTAATTTTGTTGATGGTTATCAATATGATGCTTCCTACTTTGGTGAAACAAAGAATGGTGTTTGGATAGCCAAAAAATATACTGGCTCTTATGGAACAAATGGCTATAGATTAGAATTTAAAAATACAAGTGTTGGAAGTGGTTCATCAAGCACAATAGGTGCTGATACTAGTGGTAACGATAATCATTGGACATCAAGTGGTATAGCTGCATCTGATTGTAATATACCTGATAGTCCTGAGAATAACTTTTGTACAATGAACCCCCTTGTAAATACAAATGGTGCTTCTGGTGCTTTTTCAGAAGGTAATTTAAAAATAACAAAATCAGGTACAACTTATTCTTTTTTTCAATCAACTTTTGGTTTTAAAAAAGGCAAATGGTATGCTGAAATTAGATGTAATTCCTTTTCGCAATATCGATTTATGGTTGGTATTGCAGAAATGAACATGGAAACTTATATGACTGGTTCTGGTAATGATCCACACAGTACAGCAGGAACTATATTTTATGATGATAGTGGGTATGGTCATTATGATGGTTCTGGAGTTGCAATAAATACATTTTCAGGTGGTGTTGGATTTGGTGCAGGCAATGTTATTGGTCTAGCACTTGATATGGATAGTAGCACACAAACAATAAAATTTTATAAAGATGGAAGTTTAGTTACAACAAAGGATTTACCTGCTAGTGCTATAGACCACATGGGATTTGCTTGTAATTGGTATGATGCAAATGTTGGAGTTTGGAACTTTGGACAAGATTCAACTTTTGCAGGGGAAGAAACGGCAACTAGCAATAGCGATGGAAATGGTAATGGTCTATTTCATACGAGTGTACCTAGTGGTTATTTGGCTGCATGTACTGCAAATTTTACTGATGATGACGATGCTTTGATAGGTCCTAATTCTGATACACAAGCAGGTGACCACTTTAACACAGTTCTTTGGACTGGTAATGCTACAGATAGAGATATTACAGATGTTGGTTTTAAGCCTGATTGGGTTTGGACAAAATCAAGAAGTGCTTCAAATAGTCATTATTTATTTAATAGTACAAGAGGTGTGCTTAAAGACCTTGAAATAGATAATAATGATGCAGAAAGCACAGAAGCAGATAGTTTAGAAGCATTCCTTTCAAATGGATTTTCTTTAGGAACAAACAATAATACAAATGCAAATACAGTAACTTTTGTTGGGTGGAACTGGAAAGCAAATGGTGGCACAACCACTACAAATGATGCAAGTGCAACAGGTGTAGGGTCAAGAGATAGTGTATATCAAGCAAACACAACAGCAGGATTTAGTATTGTAACTTATGATGGGGATAGCTCTGACCAAAATGGAACTGTATCTACAATAGCACATGGATTAGGTGCTGTTCCTAAATGGATTCTATTTAAACCTTTAGATAATTTTGATGGTGCTGTTTATCATGCAGGGAATACATCTGCACCTGAAACGGAAAGACTTATTTTATTTTCAAGTTCTGGTAACTTAGCTACAGGAGATGATGCTGGATTTTTTAATGACACTGCACCCACATCAACTGTTTTTACAATAGGACCAAGAAAGCATGTTAATTCAAATGGGGGTATGATAGCTTTTTGTTTCGCAGAGATAGAGGGCTACTCAAAGTTTGGTAGTTATACAGCAAATAATGGAACAAATAATGCCTTTGTGTATACAGGATTTCGTCCAGCTTTTGTAATGATAAAAGCCACAGCAGTAGCACAAGAATGGGCAATAATAGACAACGTAAGAGATACTTTTAATGATGCCTCAAGTAATGTTTTATACCCTAATTATCAAAATGCAGAAAGTACAGATGGCAGTAATATAGTAGACTTTCTAAGCAATGGATTCAAGATTAGGGCAACTGCTAGTGTTGGTTATTTAACAGGTGTTTATGTATACATGGCATTTGCCGAAGCACCGTTTAAGTACGCTAATGCTAGATGATTAATAGATAGGAGAAGATAGTGGCTTGGAAACACAATGGTAGAACCATACAAATAGGCAAAGCATGGGTAAGTGATGATAATACTAAATATCCTCGTCAATGGAATAATCTTACAGATGCTGAAAAAAAATCTGCTGAACTGGTTTGGGAAGATGATCCTGTAGTAGAAACTTTTGACGATAGATTTTATTGGGCAAAAGATGTTGAAAGAAAATTAGCAGATGAAAATGCAGTCGATTTAAGTGGCAATGCTATTAACGATCCGATGACTGGTAAACAAGCAGTTACATTGGGTCTTAAATCTATATGGGTAACAAGAACTAAATTAACTGCTAATGGTTTACTATCTAGTTCTGACTGGGAAATTACAAGAAAAACAGAAAAAGGAACTGCTATAGCTTCTGCAACAACTACATATAGAGATAAAGTTAGAACTGCCTGTGATACAATAGAAACAAAGATAAATAATTGTAGTAGTCTTGCAGATTTCATTAAGTTATTTGATGTGCCTGTAGATTCAGATGGCAACCCAACTGGCAGTGCAGCTATTTATGATTTTCCTGATGAGGTATAAATGGAAAGTATAGACCCAATGTTATTTTGGAACATAATCCTGACTATGGTTGTTGTACCTTTCGGTTGGGCATTTAATAAGATGTTCCAAGAAGTAAAGAGAATACAGATACTCTTGAACAAGACACGAGAAGATTATGCACGTAAGGATGATGTAAAAGAAGATATGCACACACTTATGGATGCAATTAAACGATTAGAAGATAAGTTAGATAAGATACTGATTGGAAATAGATAATGGCAACAATAACTACAGACGATCAACTCACGCAAGAAGTAGGAAAGTTAGCAGGTGGAGAACAAGCAGGAACACCTCAAGTAACTCCTGTTGTACAAACTGAAACTACAGGAACTATACAACCTACTCAAGGCACACTGCTTGATATTGATCCTCTTGCTCCAACAGCGTTGGCTGACACTAGCCAATTACAAGTTACTACTCCTACACAGAAAACAGCAGATGTCGGACAAGCAGGTGCTATAGAAAGAATAACACCGAATGTAACCCAAGCACAAGATACACAAATTGCTCCTAGAAGTGGTTATGTTGATATGACAGGAGTTGAAGGAACTGTTAGTCCTGAAGCTATAGCTACTGCTCAAACAGAAACACTTGATCCGAAAGCAACGGTTCAATATCAACTGGGCGAACTTATGTCTAGTATAGAAGATGGTAAGCCATTACCTGCATGGGCATCTCCTGCCGTACGTAAAGTATCTGCAGTTATGCAAGCAAGGGGTATGGGTGCATCAAGTATGGCTGCAGCGGCAATGACTCAAGCAGTTATGGAATCAGGTATAAATATAGCCGTACAAGATGCAAACAAATATGCAACAATACAATTACAAAACTTAAACAACAAACAAAAAACAGCGTTGCAAAACGCATTGACCGTTGCAGGCATGGACAGAGCAAACTTATCTGCAAGGCTACAGGGTGCTGTAACAAATGCACAATCGTTATTGACTGTGGATGTAAAGAACTTAGATGCTGCTCAAAAGACAAGCACAATCAACTTTAACGCTTTGACACAAGGTTTGTTCAAAGACGCTGCAGAAGAAAACGCAAGACAACAATTCAACGCAAAAAATCAATTACAAGTAGAAAACTTTTTTGCAGAACTTGAAGCACAAGTAGAAACTGCAAACAAAAACCGTGTGTCAGCTATGGCACAATATAATGCAGGTGAAGCTAATTCTGTTGCACAATTTAATTCTTCATTACGAGATGCACGAGATAAGTTTGATTCAAATATGCAATTTGCTATAGATCAATCTAATGTAAACTGGAGACGACAAGTAAATACAGCCAATACTGCAACACAAAACGAAACAAACAGAATAAACACACAAAACTTGTACAATGCAAGTCAAAACGCCCTTAACAGTTTGTGGCAAAAGTACAGAGATAACGCATCTTGGAACTTCCAAAAGTCAGAATCGTTCTTGCAAAGACAGCACGAAGTTGGTATAATGGGAATGGAATTTGCTAACTCTCAAAGTATTTACGATCAAAAACAAAAAGATAATTTAGCTACAGGTGTGGGAAATTGGATTGCACAGTGGATGGCAAGTAGTAAATAGAGGATAAGTCATGGACCCATTTAGTTTAGCAGTAGCCGCACTAACATTTGCAAATAGTTTTGGAGGAAGTGGCGATCCGTCAGGAGGAAGTGGGGGGATGGATATTCCATCTTCAAAAAAAACAAGCTCTTCTTTTCTTGATTTTGATTTTATTAAAGGTGGTGCAAAAGCGTATGTTGCAGCGAGAGATAAAAAAGAAAAACCTTTTAAATCTGCAGAGTTTCCAAAAACAAGATCAGTTTCAGAACTTACTAGTCCAAAACCGTTTAGACCAGTGGGCGATATGAGATTTATAACAGGCTCTGAAAATCCAGATATACAAAATGCCATGAGAATGTTAGCCAGATCATCTAATAGAGATGTGGTAAGATTAATACCTATGGACATTGTTTCTCCTGTAAAAAAACAAACTAAGAATATACAGTTAGGTTCTAGCAAGTTAGGAAAAATAGAATAATGGAAGAATTTATGCCACCACAAGGTTCGGTTGAAGCAAAAGATAATTTTGCACCTGCACCACCCGGACATTCATTAACAGAAGATAATACAAAATGGGCGTGGGGAAAACCCTCTAAAATAGTTGATCCTGAACAAGCTCTTGAACAAGCTATCAATTCTTTAAAACAAGACAAAATACAACTTGAGATGGTTAAACTATTACTTGGTGGTGCATCTATAGAAATGATTGTTGAAGGATATTTGTTTCAAGCTTTTCAAGAAGGTAGATTTACACCTGATGTAGGACTACTTATTAAAGCACCTCTAGCATTTTACATTGCAAGCATAGCTGAAGAAGGCAACATACCTTATAGATTTTTTGAAAACAAAAATGCACTTGATGAAGGCACAATGGATGATGATACATTAATTGAGATGATGCAACAAAATAATCCAAGCATGTTTAACTTTATTCGTGAAAAAATAAATGAGAGTATAAGAGAAGGTGAAAAACCATCTAAAGGTTCTGAAGGATTTTTAGGTATGGATGGAGGTGAAAAGTGAGTTTTTTAGTATCAGCTATAACAGGATACCTTAACGAAGATACTCAAATAATGAGGGATCAAGCAGAGTTTGACAAAGAACAAAGTGAAAAAACTCGTGTTCGCTTACAAGCTCTTGAAGATAAAAAATTAGCATTTAACAATGAACTTATTAAAAAAAATGTATCAGCACAAGATACTTTTGGTAAAATATATTTTGAAGGTGTTAGAGATAATAAATTAAAATACAATGCTAGTTTTGAAAAAATAATTGCGTATAATAAAGAACGAGCAAAACTAGGACTATCTACATTACCTGTAAGTAGCTTATTACTTCCCTTCGATAAAGCTAGTGAGTTCAACAGCACTTTCGGTGATTTAAAATTTAGAAACAAAGCAAATGGAAACGCAGATGACGCAACAGCATATTTAGCTGAAGTATCTGCTTTAGGTAACACTAAAGATTATAAACAAGTTATAGAAAGATTAAAAACAAACAATAGACCTATGTATCTTAACTTTATGTCAAGTATAGATAGAAATATAATGACTATAAATAATAAATTGTTTGAATCCGATTCAACAGGCACAACAATGTTTGACGTTGGTATATTTCCCGGAGTAAATAATATACTAAAAGACAAAATGGGTACGAACATACCACAAAGTGTCGTGGATGATACTATAGCTAAAAATCAAATAACTAAATATAAACAAAACAAAAATGAAAATGTTAATACACAGTTCATGTTAGTTACAAAAGGGAGTACGCAAGGCACGAATCTTGTAACACCTATAAATTTTGAAACTAAAGTTGAACAAGATTCAGCTAATAAGATTGGTAATCTTATAGGATCAAAAGTAAATCCATTTCACGATTTTGTTACTAAACAAATAGGACTACAACCTGATCTAACTATTGACGATAAAAAAAGTATATTTTTAGCATCAGTTGCTTTAGATGGATCAATACCTGATATACAAGGATTAGATCCAGACTTAGCTTTATCTACCATAACAGGCGAAAACGCTGATAAGATATTTCAAAAAGTCAACAACGCATCTTTTAAGAATGGCAAATTTGCTATACTAGCATTAAGTCCATTTATGAAAGGACCTACTAAAGCTAAAGTAAGTAGTATTCACGGACAAAAGAAAGTTGCTGCAGGCATATCTAAACAAAATTATGTTGTAACTAGAGTGTTTAACATAACCCAAGAAGAATTAGGTGATCAAGCTCAAAAGTTTACTTTTAAAGCTATAGAAGATCACAGAGACGATAATAAAGATGTTATAGAAACATTTAATACTTTAGAAAGTTTAGTGCAACAACAGCCTGATAATCCTGCAATATACAATTTATTTAAACAAAAATTTAAAGCTTTTGTAAGTATTGATGAAGGTATACTCGGAGGTATCGTACGAGACTTTTTGGGTAAAGAAGGTGTGACTGGTATAACTGAAAACGCTTCTTCAGATTTTGGAATAAAGGACAATTTAACATCTGGTTATGTTGATCTTATGGAAGAAAGAATAAAAAATGCTGAAGGTACAAATGCAAAAAGAATAGAAGCTTTGAAGATAAGTTTAGCATTTAAAATGGCAAAAGCCGATGACCCATCAGGTAGATTATCTAACCAAGATGTTGAAGCTCAATACGTAAAACTTGGTCAGATCACAGATTTAAAAAGGGATGCTCTAGGCGTTATAGCTCAAACAAAAGGTCAATTTCAAAAGAAGTTAGATAAATACAATCTTTTAGTGAACTATGGTAAAGGTTTAGATGAAGCAACAGAAAGAGACTATCAAGTTATTGATGCTGTATTTGCCTACGATCATTTAAGAAAAGAAAGTGAGACGTATAAAAATCTTACTAAAAATAGACCTACACAAGAACAAAACACTTTTGAAGTGGGTAGTGTATACAAAGGTAATCGTTCAGAAAACGCATCACAAATGGTTTACATAGACCCAAATGATCAGACAAAAACACCACAAAGTTTATTTATAGCAAAAGATCAAAATAATATTGCTATTAAAAAAGATGGTAAATTTGTATATGTTACCGATAATAATACTATAATTGATAACAAATATTTGGCGGCTAAACCATGACCTTACAAGAAGAAAACAACACTACAGAAGAAACTACTGAAGAAGATAAAACAACTACACCTGTTGTTCCTCCACCATTGCCTGAAAAAAGACCACCAGAAGTTGAAACTGAAGTTAAAACACAAAAAAGAATGGAAGAAGGTTTTACTCCATCTGGTGCAGTTAAGCCTGAAATAATTGGCAAAAAGGATATAAAAAGAGCTTTAGCAGAAGATGTTGTAAAACAAGAGGAACAAAAAAATATTCCTTCTATAAATGATTTTGTATCAGGCAAAACGTTTATGCTTGGAGACAATGAAGTAGATCCTGACTTAGTTGCAAAAGTAAAAGCAGGTGATCAAGATGCCTTAGTAACTTTGGGTGGGCAGATTGATGAATATGCTATGACTGCTAGAGGTCCTACCATACCATCTGTGCGTTTTGATGCAACAGGAAAAGGTAAAGTTGTAGAGATATCCGATGATCCTGTAGAACAAAAAGAACTTACTCGCTATGGTCAAGCTAGATTAGATTTATATAACAGATTAAAGGGTGTAGGTTTAAGAGATGAAAATGCACTCAATGCGTTAGTTAAGTATTACAGCACAGGAGATTTTGTTCAAGAAACTGGTAGAAGAATAACACAAGCAGGAACTTTAGCTTTACAAGCTCCGTTTCTTGCAAATATAGTTAGACATTTAGCAGGTGCTGCAGGTGATAGTATTAGTTCATTTTGGGATAACAATGAAGAAGGTAATCCCATCACACAGTTTAAAAAACGATTACCACAAATAAGTAAAGAGTTTAATTCATACAGAGACTTTATTGAAAACGATCTAAGTGTAAAGGGAGTTACATACGGATCACTGATAGACACTAAAATTAAAGAAAGAATCAAAGAAGATTTAATTAAAAAGCATGGTAAAGAAGAAGGCGAAAGAAGATACAACGCACAGTATACTATAAAAGATCCAGTATCAGGAAAGAGATCTGAAATTCGTCTTATAACAGATGACATGGGTAATGAGCTTCTTGACGTAGGATTTAAAGAATTACCAGTATCAGAAAAGTTTTTATTGTTTGGTATAGAAAACATGACAATAACAACTGGTCTTGGCAAAGGAGCAGTTAAAAAAGGTACAGAACAAATACAAAGAGCCACTGATGCAAGAAATAAAAATCCACTTTTTAAAGAGTGGGATGATGTTCAAATTATAAGATACCTAGAAATACAAGATAAAACTAATGCCGTAAGTAAAACTATACGTAGGATTACTGCAGGCATAGGTAATAGATTTAAAAACAGAGGTGCGATAGGTGCTGCCGAGTTTAATCAAAAACATGCGTCTAGAATAGTTAGTATAGATAAACAAATAGATAGACTTGAAAATCAAAGAATAAATGCAACATCTGCTGTAAAAAAACAAATAGACGGTGAATTAGAAAATTTACAAACACAAAGAAGTAGGGTTCTTTTTGGGTCAGGTAAAGCCTTGTTTAACATGAATAACAGATTTTTGTTTCAGGCACAAAAGGATGAACTACTTATAACTTTTGCACAAACTGTTGGTCATCAAAATGCAGATTTTTTTGGACTGTCTAGTGGTACAGGAGAAATGATAGGTGCATTTGGCATGGCGTTTAACATGCCTAAACTTATATTAACATCTGCACCAATTAGAGCTGCAGGCAATCTAACGAACGCACTTCTTGCAGGTAGTCCTAAAGCATTGTACGGTTTAGGAAAAGATGCCGTTGGATTTTCAGGAAAAGTTTTAGAAAAGTTACCTATAATACCAAAAGGATTTTTCTTAGATAGAAGATTAGAAAATATAGAAAATCAGTTAGGTAGAAAATTAACTGCACCTGAAAAAGAAAGCATGACATACATGCAGAAAGCTATATTAGATCTTGACCCTGCTGATAGAGAAAAAATATTTGACAACATACGAGAGTACCAAGATTTAAGAGAAAAAATATTAAACAGATTTGAAGGAAATCCTGAATTACGTAAAGAAGCTGAAAAAGCTTTTAATTTAAGTTTTGCATATATATCAGGTATAGCTCCTATAATTGCACTAAGAAATAGAGCAACAGGTAAAATAAATGCTAGAAATCCTAATTTAAATGAAGCCATGAGTTTTCAAATAGAAGCAGAGAATGGTAGAATGGCTGCAGGTGTCGCATTTAAAAGATTAGAAGAGTTACTAAATCAACAAGGAGCAGGAATTAAAGACAACAAATTTGTACAAGATTTCGTTCAAAATTTTAAAAACGCAGACAATCAATTAGCAGATAGACTAAATCAAGATAGAATAGCCTATCAAGGATTGTTAGATAAGTATGTCAGAAGTTTTGGAAACTACGAACAAGATATGACCACGACAGAAATGGATACTCTCGTTGATTTAGAAATAAGATTAAACAAAGGAGATGTAACTGATTTAAACTTACGCAGACAAAAGCTTGACGAATTAAGTATGAAAGTTTATTCAGGTCTTACTGAAAGATTGAAAGAAGTAAAAAAACTAAGGGGAACTCCACTATACAGACAGAAATTAGGTAGGATAGTTGAGGAGGTATACGATGCTCAGATAGCTAAACAATACGCAGACGGTAGGGTAGGCTATCAAAAAGCAGAAAAGTATGCGGCCGATAATAATATACAATACAATATAGGTTCTCTAGTTCAAAAGATGGTCACTAAAGGGGAAGCTCTTAGACCAAAAGATTTAGCTAAATTCTTTTCTGCAGAAGGTAAATTCTTTTATGGTAGGTCAGGTAAATTAGCAAGAAACGCTTTTAATGATATGGCTAAAAGATCTATGAGAGAAGATTTAGAATTAGATGACTTAGAGTTTGCTGAACTTATAGCGTATCATAGAAATAAAGGATCTGGTGATGACTACATAGGAGACAATGCAGATTTTGTTGACATAATGTTGCATTTATCTAATAGAGAAGGATCTACACTACAACCGTTTAGAGCAACACCTTTTGAACTTGAAGAAGTCAGACGACACTTTAATAGAGTTGCTAGTTCAGGAGACGAAAAAGTAGCTAATCAAGCTAGCGATTTTGCAGATTCAGTAGAAGATGTATTACGTAAAGATAAAGTCATGTATGATCTTATACAAGAAGGAAGATCTACCTATCAAGACAGAATATTCGACACTAAGAGAAAAGGTAGTGTTGGGGAGATGATAGACAACGCAAGAGTAGGTCCTCAATTTGTTACAAAAACTGAAGATCGTTTTGCATACCCTTATAAAAAAGGACAAACTCCAGATACTTTTCATAGAGATATTGGAAAAAATATAGAAGATATTATAGAAAATAAATCTTTTGCATTAGATGATCTTAATACGAAAACACAAGAAATACAAAGATTTTGGGGAGATAATGTGAACGGTCAAATAGCTTTTGATTTGACAACTGAAAATGGTAGACAAAAATATGAGCTAGTTTCTAATCTTATTGAAGCTAATGTGTATGAACACTGGGGAGCTTTAAAAGAAAAGACTTTGCAAAACATAAAGCTACGTGCTGAAGGTTTTGGCAAAATTCCTGCAGGACAATACAATTTTGCAAAGAAAGAAAACATAGAAACAGTCACAGATCACATGAAAGTTAAAGTTTGGGATGGGCAAAAATTTGAGGAAAGAGCTTTATTTGATCCTACAGAAATGTTTACAATAGAGCAGGATGTATCTGAACTTATAAAGCTAGACAACACAGTGGCAAAAGAATACGACACTCTCGTAAAAGATGTAAATGGAACAACAGGTCAATTACGTGAGAGGGCTGATTTTAAAGTAAAACAAGAAGAAAAATTTAATGAAGATATAAAACAAATTGCTGCAATAAAAAACGTAGATCAATTTTTTGATCAATACATTGCAAACGGCACTGTGGGTTCTGTAGAAGGTGTTAAACAACAATACATAAATGCAAGAACAGCACAAGATACTCCGGGAAGAGTGTCAGAAGAAGTTGCAGAAAAAGAATTTGTAACAGGTATGAAATCTGTCATTGCAAAAGGTTTGTTAAAACGTGCAAAGATGCAAAGGTCAGAAAGAATAACATTTCAAGATGTAACTAGTGGTACTGAAAAAAATGCTACAGTCATGGGAGATACTGCTCAATTTAGTAACGACATGTTTGATGAAAATATAACAAACATAATGAAAGAGTATTTAGATAAAGAACATGTTGATTTTTTAAAAGATCTTTCCTTGTTTTTTGAATTTTCTAACGGAACATCTTTAGCAAAGAAATACGTACCAGAAGGTTTGATAAGAAGAGTATCACCTAACGAACTTATAAGTAGAGCATTTAACTTAGCACGAGATATGGTTAGTCCAACTTACGTAGCTGCAGAGTTAGGTGTTAGAGTTAGTATGAATCATGACGTTGAAGTATTAGAGCTTGCTATAACAAGCAAACCAGTCGCTGAAGCTTTAAACAAAATACTTATAACAAACAATCCAACACCTGATGATATAAAGAATCTTGCAGTTTTATTAAAATCACATATTGCAACTGGACTTGCACAAAGTGGTGGAATAGCTTCTGCATTTTCCCCACAAGATCCCATAGAAGCAGCAAAGTACGATAAGGTGATTAACGTAGACAGAAAGAAACAAGTTTTAGAACAGTTATACGATGAAGATGAAAAAAACAAGGAGAAAACTAATGAAAATGTACAATAACGGACAACGCCCAATGAAGATGTACGGTGGTGGTATGGCAATGCCACGCAAACCTATGATGTATGGTGGGTTAGCTCAACAAAATAGAACAACAACTACTGGTACAGCATCCAAAGATAATCCTATGGGTACAATGACTGAAAAGAAAAGATATGATATGGGAATGAATCTTGGTGGTGCTATCAAAAAGTTTGAAGGCAAGAAAGCTAATAAAGGCATGCTTGTTGGCGGCCAAAAGAAATTAGATAAAAACAAAGACGGTAAAATATCAGGAAAAGACTTTGCTTTACTAAGAAAGTCTTAAATATAATTTCTTGATCCACTCATTATATCGTCTGCACTCTTCCTCAAGTACCGAAGCAAAGATGCAACCTGACTTGTGCCACTATACATAGGCAACCCAGTATTCAATTCTCGTTCGAGATCGTCAGGGGTAACTGC